ACCTTCTACTACAACAGGATTAAATGCTTCACCTTGTGAAGCTGTAAATGATTGACCAGTTAAAGTTAGAATTACATCAGGGACGTCAACAGATCCAATACTAGATGTTATAGATAAACCAGATGGTTGAGCAACGGCGTCTTTTAATTCACCCCATTCGTCTTCACCCCAAGACTTTGCACCCCAACCAGTTTTTAAAGTTGTGGCTTCATTCCAATTAGCCTGATCCCAGGTTAACCGGCCCCATCCTGAAGTCACCGACATGGTTGACCTCCTACGCTAATCTGATTATCGCGTTACTTGCGTCTGCTGTTGGAAATTCTATCTTAAAAGTTCCATTACTTGCTGTCTTGTCACCACCAAAAGCTATAATTGCTACAGCGTCTGTTGTGCTTGAACCACCATTAGTAGTTGTGTTGTATATCATAGCACCGTTTGCAGTGAAAGATGCAGATGAATAAGTTACATCTGAAAAATCTGTAAATGCAGTTGTTGAAGATAAAGATACACCAGAGTTTGTTAAAGTTGCTCCACCTGCAGAATATGCAGATCCTGATGTATTTGTGATTTCTTCTGATGTTGAATAGTCTGTTGTAGCAGCACCTAAACTTGCACCACTATCAAATAATGCTAATTTGAAAGTGTGACCACCTGAAGATTCAAAACTGTGTTTACCTTGTAAAAGCTCTTGTTTAAAGCTTGAACATATTGCCGATGATATTGCCATAATTAATCTCCTGTTATGGTGACGGAGAAGGAACTGGAATACGGACTGTGCCGTCTGTATAGTCATCCCTTTTACGTCTACCGAGTTGCTCTGCAGCAAACTTCTGTACTTCTTGTTTATACTTATTTTCATATAGTGTCAACATATCCATTGGACCTTTTAAGAAGCCATAAGCTTCCACTAAACATGCGTATAATAAACCATTTGGAAAGTTTAAACTAATATAATTAGTGTCATTATTTTCTAAAAGATCAGGTGCTTTATCAAAGTGAACTCTAAATCTATATGTAGTATTTGGAACTGGAGAAAAAGCTATACGTCCAGATGTAGTGTCTGACTCTCCTGTAGCACCACCAAACATGGCATAGTATTTAGGTTGACCTTGTGCAGCTGAAGTTCCGGTTACGTCTTGAAACTCTTGTAAGTAGGTATAATCTTTTTTCTCTAACCATCTATTAGCTCCTGTAGTTTCAGATCCTGCAGTGCTATAGACTTGTATACCTCTAATAAACACAGCTCCTGCCGGACAGTTAATAGATTCTTGCCCAGCAACTAAATTACCTAATTGTTGTTTTCTATTCGCGTCTATTGGAACTTCTCTAAATATTTTATATTGAGCATTTAAAATTATATTTTCTAACACAGCATCTGTTAAAACATTAGAATCAACTTCTGTGTAACTTCTTATTTGTGTTTTTAATCCTGATGCACTTAATCCTGCCATTATGCTGTTAGTGTTACCGGACCAGCCGATAAACTTCCTCCTCCAATGTTTGTATTTGCAGTTGCTGTTCCAGCAGCTGTAAATGTGTAATTATTAGCATCAACTTTGGTAATTGTAAATCCCGCAGATTTATTTATATCTGCGCTTGTTATACCAAAAGAGCCTTCTCCGTTTCTAAATCTAACAATATCACTTGTAGATCTACCATGATTTTCTTCGAATACAGTTACAGTTGTCGAACTATTTGTAATTTTAAATGGGTTTAAAGTTAAAACTCTAGCCACCGCAGGTTCTGTTCTATCAGGTCTTGCATTTAGTAAACCTTGTGCATCTGCTGAATGTGCTTTTGGTTGTATCTGTGGATGTTTTTTTTCAAACTCAGATGTATGAACTCTAGCTCCATTCCATTCAATAACCATTTCTGAATATGGAAATTCTTGTCCTGATCTATCTGATATAAATTTTGCAAATTTTCCTGAAGATAATGCCATTACGCCTCCGGATAATAAACTTTAGGACTAATATAAGTACTAGATGATGAACCATCCTCTGCTAAAGCTCTTTGTAATTCATCTTCATATAACATTTTTAACATTTGAACTGATTGAGGTGCATTTTTAATTGCAAGATAATATGCTAAACCAGCAACCATACATGGTACAAAACGATAAGGGACATCAGTTGCATTTGTATAATCACCTACATCTTGAATTCTTTTTACATAATAATAATTTATAAATTTACCTGCTTCACTTGATCCAGGTGTTAGATATAAAGTTATAGTAACTTTATCTATAAATCTTTGAACAAAATATTGTGAAGGTTGTCCTGTTGATGTTTTATTAGATAATGCTTGATATTGAGATCTATTTATTTTTGTAAGAGGAGAGTCTACATTAGAACTTCTATAAGAAGCTTCTAATACATCATCAACACCATAAACTGCTGTTGCATCAGAAGTTCCATCACCTGTTGATCTAAACATTGTATACACTGCTTGGTCTGCAACTAATGTTATATTATTATTTGCAACTTCCCAATAGTGTAAACCTCTATTAGCCCATTCTTGAAATAGAATATTAAGAGATCTTCTCGCAGATTTAAGTTGATAACCTGAAACGTTTTGTTGCCCAATACGCTCGTAAGCTTCTTCTATTATCTCATCAATAGAAAAATTCTTATCAAACGTTGCTGTTCCAGAGGTAGTGTTAGCCATTTAACCTCCTATTTATCAATCAATAAAGTAGCTGCATCTATGTTTGTAATAGTAGAGACTTTCATTCCACCTGGAAATAAGATCCCATCTTCAGGAATGTTCATTGAAAAAACATCTCCATTAGGAACGTCAGCTTGAAACAAAGTCGCGCTATCTGTATTGTCTTGAAGAATTATAGTTCCAGCACCACCTGCATCAGAAGCAAGGACAAGTCCTCTTAGTCTTGTTCTTCCTGCAAATACTGCTCCAGTAGCTGTAACTCTAACTGCTTTTACGTCACCCTTCATATTTTTGTTCTCCTTAAAATTTAAGTATGGGCCCAAAGGCCCATACTAAATTGATTATTAACTTACTGCCGCACTAAACGGAGTTGCTGGTGTTCCAGTACAACCTGAAATCACATCAACTTTCCATTTACCTGAAGCAAGTACCGTACATTCAACTTTTGCAAATGTAACACCACCTGTTGTACTACCGTTTAAAGTAATAGTATCAGATGTTGAAGCTGTTTCAAAACCAACCATGTTATCAGATGTATCATCAATAAATGATGCACTTCCAATCATAACATCAGTTGCGTTTGCAACTTGTACAACGAAATCTCCAGTCTTCGTAATTGAAGCAAAGATTTCAAATTTCGCACCAACATTAGATAGGTTGTTTAGATCAGCGCCTGGTCCTGCAACTGCAGAATCAGAATTTGCGTTTGTCGCTGGTAATGTGTAAGTCACCGCTCCTGCTGCATCATTGTGTACAATTTTACCTGAATGGGTAGCAACTGTTAATGATACACTTGAGTCAGCGTCTACAACATTAGCCGGACCTGTAGTAATAAATCCTGCTTTGGATGTTACTGGTCCTTGGAACGTAGTGTTTGCCATAGTGTTATCCTCCTAGTTACGTTTATGTAGTCTCTAGGCCGTCGACTATACGCGTCTACATAAACTTATTTGTATAGTTGTTATTTTATATACTAGATTTTAGTAGAGCGCAAGAGAGCCTACGATGTGAATTGAATTTATTCAACGATGTAGCTTTTTATTAAGTAGCTACTGAAACTTGTGGAGCAGCGTCTTGTATCTTATTTTCTGCATCAGCTTTTCTAGCTTCTGCTAGTTTAATATGGCTAATTACTTCTCTGACTTTTCTGTCAATCTTAACCATATCGAGAGTATATCTACCCTCTTTAAGATGCTCCTGCTCCCATTGAAGATCTAGTCCCTTCTTTGTTGTGTAAAGGGTCTCCAGTTGTTGCATTATCGCCTCCATTGATAACCTCCTCATAGGTTATTCTTTGTACTCTTGGGTCCATCATTTCTCCAAGATGTTCCCATTTTATATCACCTTTTCCCAATCTGTCAACTATGGCATTTTCGATATCTATCGGGCCATCTAGACAATTGATTATAAAGTCTGCATGATATTGGTAAGCGTTAATTTGTACTCTGAAGTTTTTAGGGTGCATTTTTTCTTTCTATTCTTCAAATGAGGCGGGATTGTGTCCCGCCTCAAAATTAATGATTAAGCACCTGGTGATGCGTAGATTCCTCTAGGGTCAGATACGCCAAATACGTATCTTTCTCTAGCTTTGTATCTAACATTGCCAGTGTCAAAGTCGCCTTCCATTTTTGTAGTTAATGGAGCTCTTTCCATATGCTTCATACCATTTGGTACGTCTGTAGTGATGTAGAACGCATCTGTGTCAGTTAAATAGTGGTTAACTGTGTATCCACCAGGAACCTTTCCCATAGATACTATTGCTTTTATATCATTATCAGCAGTTCCAACTCTTTTTGAAGACTTCATAAGTCTTTCAGCAGTGAATTGT